GAGGACACCCGGCCTTGCTGGCAGAATTCTCCATCGAAAAAATTCACGCACCATTTGCAATTCGGTTTGTAAATCTCTTTATCAGGACTTCCCCCTCTCCCCGCCCGAACCAACATGAACGCCGCTACACCTGCTGCAAGGTCAAGCATCCAAGTCTCCTATGTGTTTCACTGCTTTTACTGAGATCATTCTAAAGTCCCTCGGTACGCTACCCTTCACGGCATAGAGCGCCTTTCCTGCCCGTCCACGCTCCACGATCGGTCGGCCAAGGCGCTCGTAATCCCAGCGATTGACCTTTGCGAAGATCACGTCCGTGTCGTCCGCGAGACGCAGGTTAAGATACGACGTTTCACCGACAATCTTCCGTCCGCCTCGCTTCGCAATGTTCTGTTCCTCGTTTTCGTCGCGCGGCTTAATGTTCTCTGCGCAGCAAAAGACGAGAACTTCTTGATCAGTGCCATTGGGTTGAATATCGATCACCCGCCGCGGAGTGCTTATGATGTTCGCCTCCTTCGGGTCCGGCAGCAATCGCTTAAAGGCGTCCGCAATCGGAAACAGCGAATCAATCTTAGTCTTTGGGTTTTCGAGTAGCTTGCGAATGCGATCTGGCATTTGCACATCTAGCCCGCGTGCTTTGTTGCCCCGATAGGCCATAATCTGAGCCATCATCTTCGGCCCGATCCCAACAACATTGCTCAAAGGCCCCACGAGATGGTTCCAGTTGCCGCCCCTCTTTACCGTCCATTCCGTTGTCGAATATTCGATATCCGCAGGAAGATAATCCACGCCTTCCGCTGCCATCTCGCGCAGGATTTTAATTTGCGTTTCCGGCGAGTCCGTATAGTTCAGCGTTGCGGCGGCAAACTCTAGCGGATAATGAGCCTTGAGCCAGCAGCAATAATAGCTGATCAATCCGTAAGCGACGGCGTGAGATTTATTGAAACCCATCGACCCATAGGAGCACAACTCGTCCCATATTTGACCAGCAACCGTCTCCGGAACGCCTTGTTCAACTAACGCCGCCTTCACAGGCTTGCCGTATTGATCAAAGAATTCGACGCCAAGAGATTTGCTCATCGCCCTTCTCAGCGCGTTAACATCGCCCCAACCAAGCTTCCCGATTTCTCGGCAGATCATCATCACCTGTTCTTGATAGGTTATGATCCCTAGCGTTTCTTGGAGATATGGCCTTAGGCATTCAGCCTTATAATCCTCACGTATTTCCCCAGCCCTAGTTTTAATCCATCGGTTCGTGCCACCACTGTTCAGTGGCCCTGGCCGCGCCAGCGCTGTGATCGCGACAATATCTTCTAGCTTATCCACATTAATCTGCGCAGTTATGGACTGCAGCGCGAGTCCGTTGAACTGGAAGATGCCGGAATATTTGCTGTCGTTAAGCACGGCAAACGCCGCAGGATCGTCCAGCGGTATCGTCTGCAGATGCTCGCGCGGGAGTTTCGCTAAGTCTAGCGCCTTTTCGAAAATCGAAAGTTGGGTTAGACCGAGCGCGTCAATTTTCAGCAGGTTCAACTCTTCTGCATCTTTCTTATCGCACATCGTCGCGCCGGTGCGCCGGTCAATCGCCACGTATTGCTGAACAGGATGCTCAGTGATCACGATCCCTGCGGCGTGCTGCCCGGCGTGCCGAGGATGCCCCTCCATCTTTGTCGCCATTAATATTTCTGGATACTTCGCGATAAACTCCCGGCCCGCTTCCGTATCCTTTAGCGTGTCTTCGGTAGCCTGCAGAGCGCGAGCATCGCCGGAAGAGCGCTCAATAATCGCGTCCGTCACTTTGTCCAGCAGCCAAGGCGCAATGTCCATCGCCCCTGCCGTCTCCTTAAGCGCTGATCGCGGCTGATACATCGCGACCGTTCCGAGCCGCGCGACCTTTTCGCGTCCGTACTTTTGCGCGATATACTCGAACACTTCCGAGCGCCGATGCTCAGGGAAATCAATATCAATGTCCGGCATGTCCGAACGGTTGATATCAATGAATCGATCAAAGATCAGGCCATAAGGAATAGGGTCAATCGTGGTGATCCCGAGCAGGTAACACACCAGCGAGCCGCAGGACGACCCGCGCGCCGGACCGACGATCATTCGCTCACGCGCCCACTGGCAAATGTCAGCGACTAGATAAAAGTAATCTTCATAGCCCTTCTCAATGATCAGGTCCAATTCGCGCTTCAGCCGCGCTGCGTATTCCAGCCTCGTCAGGTCGCAACCTAACTTCGCTGCCCCTTCCCGGCACATCTGTTCCAGTGACGCGGGGCGCTCCGGATGGACCATTTCCGCTGGCACGAGATCGGCGGTGGAGTTGTCAAATATGTCTTGACGGTGGCCTAGCCCGTCCCAGCAAATATCGCCTGCGTCTCTCCCGAAACGAGACAGACAATTCTCTCTCCATTCCCCATCCGACATAATCCACTGCGGAAAACTCTGCGTTGAAGCATTGCGGCCGCATACCGTTTCATAGAACCCCTGCTGCCCTTCCTCTGGATAACGGTTATCGCTAACGGCGATCGGCGCGTGTCCTGCGCCAATAGCCCGCTTAAGCTGCCCTTTCGTGAGCGATGGGCCTAGACTGAAGAACAAACCCTCTCGTGCTGCGATCGCGGCGAAGTCCGCCCGATAGCCCATAATAGTGAACACGTCGTTGCGCGCCAGTGCTTGCTCCCGCGTCAGCAGCGGCTGATATCGGAATTGCGTTGTTGCCAGCGCAATTAGCTCGTTAATCGGAACAAGCGAATCTTTCGCGATGAATGTCCAATAATCGATCGCTGGCTTCTTTTCGTTGATAGAATTGGTCACGGCGAGTTCGACGCCGAACACCGGCCGAAGGCCGTTCTTCTTTGCCAGCTTGCGCCACTTAACGTAGCCGAACGTTGATGCGGTATCGGTTATCGGCGCGTGCGTCAGGCCGATCGCCTTAATGCGCGCCATTACGTCTTCAATTCTCCCGACTGCGGTTCGGAAGCTGTAGCCGGTTCGGATGCGAGCGCTCATTGTGCAGACTCCTCAACGGCAACGGTTGCCTTTTCTGATTCCTTTATCCAATTCCGGGTAGCCTGCAGGAAGGCGTAATCAGAAGCCAGAATTTCGTAAGTCGAAAAACCATGGCTGCATTTAGTGCAAGAGCGCCGTCGCCTCACGTCCGTCTTAGATCGTGATCGGCTGGTGGAGGTGGTTCTCGTGTAAGTGTACCCGCAGGACGGGCAGGGGAATTGCGTTGTCATGCTCATTACACTTCCCCTCGCTTCACGAGTTCTACATAGCAGCGAGCCAGCGCACGCACGTCGTTCTCTGCTCGGTGAGCGCCGGTAAATGCCTCACCGAACAATTCCATGTGCAGGCCGCCGAGGTTAAGCCGATAGCCCTTAATATGCTCGGTAGATTCGACTGTGCAGACGCGGCGTGATGGCCACTTCACCGTCTGCCCGATCCGTTCGAATTCGAAGTTGGTGACGGCCATATCGTAAGACAGGTTGTGAGCGACAACGACATCGCAGGATTCAATGACGGCCTGATACTTCTTATAGGCTGCAGCGAACGCGGGAGCGCCCTTCAACATATCGTCCGTGATCCCTGTTATCTTCTTTGTGATATCCGGGAGCGGCTTGCCGATGTCGAAATATTGGTGAAAGGTTTCTTGCTCTTGGAGATCATCCCCTAAGACAAGCGCAAATACTTCCACGATCTGTGGCTGCTTGGCGAGAGGGCGCGCTGAATTGTCAACAAGTGAAGTGGTTTCGGTATCAAACACTAAATGACGCATTTTCAATATTCCAATTCGTGTCTGTGACTTCCTCGTATATTCCGTGCATTCATCGACGGTGTTGCCCACCGCAAGTTGCTCCTTCGGCAATTCATCGCGTTGCCGTCCCGGTGGTCCACGAACCTATGCTCTTTGCTCGGTGGCTCTATTCCGGTTCGGAGCATGACGGCAGTGTGTAAGAAAAGAGTTCGCTGCGTTCTGTTACGCCTGGTCCGTCCGGTTTCTGGGCACAGGTACAAGGCCCCTGATCCCTCGTGTAAACTACGCCGGAGGTAAATTTTTCTTCCACCGCGCGATACCTTGGGTGACCACAGCCATTGCAAAAGCCAGTGGTAGTCAATTTCGTCAACAACTGCCCATAGCGATGCATTGTCGTTTCCATAGATTCGATATTCGTGGTCGGTGGGTGCGAACAGGACGTTCGGGTCAAACGGGCAAGGTTGTTTTTGTACGAGTGATGGTGATGCCTGGAAATGGGTGAGTTGTTTCCTTTTTGTTACTATCATCATCCAACTCTTTGAGCATGAGAGCATAAACGGCGATGTCATCCAGCGAATCGTCGTGACCGCCACGATTGAAATTTTCGCCGTAGCGAGTGACCTTCCCGACGATCTGCACCAAGATGCCGAGGCGGCACATGTCACTAGGATTAGAGGTGTCGAGATTCTGCCCCTGCATCACCAACGAGAATACCGCGCCAAACCGTTTGTAATTGTCGCCATAAAGCTTGTTGCGCTCCAAGAACAAATCAGCCTTGGCCTTTAGCTCACGAACCACGAACGGCTCTTCATTCTCCTCGTCATGCCCATACATAAACTCACCACGCTTATCCATTTTCTGATTTTTCCTCTTTCGATGTGCAAACATCATAAACGCGACGAACAGAATGCTGATTGCGATCCATCCCGCCGCGATAATTCCGAACACTTCACCCCATGCCATTTGCACTCCCCCGCTTGTCTAGTGCCGAATACCCCTTCGGCGGATCACCAAAGAATTCGCTCGTGATCGTTCTCGGTATCTCTAAGCGCCGCCTTGCCTCTTCGAGCATTTCCGGCGTTGGGCGCTTCTTGAGTGTCGTAACATGCGTCTTTGGTTTATCGCTCACTCTTTGTTTTGAAGGGATGCCCG